CCTCAATCTGACCAGCCGGGGCGACGACGACGACGGCCAAGCCGGCGGCACGGCGCTGATCACCGAGGGCCAGCTCGAGGCGCTGCGCGCGCTGGCCGAGACGGCCGACGCCGATATGCGACGGTTCTGCGAATTTTTGCAGGTCACCAGTCTCGACCGGCTGCCGGCGCGGCGCTACCGCGTCGCCGAGCGGGCGCTGCAGGACAAGATCGCCCAGGCGCAGCGGCCGGCACCATCCGACCCTACCGACGACAAACCCCCTCCCTCCCCAAGGAGGCGCCGGCCGTGAGAAACCGACGCAGCCGGGCCCAGGCCCACTATAGACAGCTGCCACCAGCAGGGCGCCTCGGTGACGCCCCGGTCGAGGAGACCGTCCACGACCAGATGACGGCGGTCGTCCGTGCGATCGACGAGGTGTTCAACGGTCAAATCGGAGGACCGGGGCGCAAGGTCGGTTTCGTCCTGATGGTCTTCCCGTTCGAGGGGTTCGACGGGCGCTGCAATTTCGCCAGCAACGGCGCCGATCGGCGCGACGTCGTCGTCCTGATGAAAGAGATGATCGCCCGGTTCGAGGGCCAGCCCGAGATGAAGGGGACCGCATGAGACCCGTGCGATGATTGAGCTCCTCGACATGCCGCAGGGCAGCCCCGAATGGTTCGAGGCGCGGCGCGGCATCCCGACCGCCAGCGAGTTCGCCGCCGTCATGGCCAAAGGGGGCGGCAAAATAAGGCGCGCCTACATGATGCGGCTCGCCGCTGAGCGCATAACTGGCGAGGTGCAGGACGGGTACACGAACCGGCATATGCAGCGCGGCCGCGAACTAGAGCAGGAGGCGCGCGAGCTCTATGCCTTCGTCCACGGTGCCGAGCCGCAGCTCGTCGGCTGCTTTATCCGTGACGGGCGCGTCGGCTGCTCGCCCGACGCCCTCCTCGGCGATGACGGCGTGCTGGAGATCAAGACGAGGCTCCCGGGCCTCCTGATCGAGGTCCTCGATGCCGGCGCCGTGCCTCCGGAATACCGCGCCCAGGTCCAGGGCAACCTATGGATAACCGGGCGCCAATGGTGTGACTTCACCTGCTACTGGCCGGGCATGCCGCTGTGCGTCATCCGGGTCCCGCGCGACGAGGCCTATATCGAGGAGCTGGCCCGCGAGGTCGACCGCTTCCTCGCCGACCTCGAGGCGGTTGTCCAACGTGTCTCGGCCGGCTCCAGCCAGTTTCGCAATCAGCTCGAGAGGAGCGCGGCGCTATGAGAAAAGAAACACTACTGCGCGCCCTGGTCGCCGTCCGCGAGAGGCTCGCTAACGCCGATCGGAACGTCGCCGACTGGCTTCAGGAGCGCGACCGGCGCCGGCGCCAGGAAGCCGTCTTCCTGCGCGGGTTCGTGCGGCTCGAGGGGTCGCAGCGCAAGGCCGCGATCGTGACAGGGGTCCACTACTCAACAATCTCACGCCTTCTCAATCGCGAGGCCCACGCAAAGGTTCGCGCGAGCCAGCGTGCGCGCCGCGCTGTTGCAACAATTCAGAATGTTGCAACACCTCCGCCCCCTGATAAGCCCGAGGAGCCCATGGTGAAGACGAACGTCGTGGAGCTGCGGCGGCAGCGCCCTGACTGGCATCGTCGCGAGCCCCGGCGGTCTGAAATGCACAAGTGGTATGACCAGTACCTGGGCTGGACCAAGTCCGCACAAAAAACCGCCAGGATGTTCATCTTCAACGAAAGCTGGAGGCTTCCCGATGCAGCCTACTACGATGACCACCAGGTTGTAGGTGGGATAGATGGACTCGCCAATGGAGAGGCTCCCGAGGGCCTCGAAGAGGCTGCTCGCAGAGAGCGGGTACGGACCCCAAATCAAGCGCAGCAAGTCCTCAAGGATCAGTAGCAGGCCGAAAGTGATTAGGAGCTGGTATTCCTCCGCGCGCTTGTAGAGCGGCCGGAGCAGTGTCGGCTCGATAATGGCGCCGAGCGCGGCGGCGGCCACAGCGCCGACCGGAAGAAGGAGGTAGAGCATCAAGGACGGCTGGCTGCCGCCCAGCGCACGACCCACCGCCCAGGCCGTTGCGTAGGCCCCAAGCGCGTAGAAGTTGCCGTGGGCCAGATTAACGATCCTCA